CGCAGATTGTTCCTCAAGAGTTGAACTTCGGCGGATTGAATACGGACGTATTGCGAATATTGTTCCACGACATCATTTCCGATACAGAGGAGCATTGGTTATCGTGGGCTTATGCGTTTGAAGAGATGCACGAGAAGTCGATTAAGTATTTGCAAGCGAGGCTAGGCGATAGCGCGTTCTCTTACGATAAGGATAAAATCAGAGGCGTAGAGGATTATTATACGGAAATGACGTTTAGATTGCCATTGCCGGATAATCGCAGCGAATTAGTTAATTTACTTGCTTCCGAAATGAACAACGGATTAGAGTCGCACGCCGGCGCTATGGAGAGATTAGGCGTAGAGAACGTACACGCTAAGATGCGCGAGATTGAGAATGAGAAATTGCGCGAGTTATTAATGCAAGATCCATATGCGCAAGAAATGCAACAAGAAGAAACGTCATACATTACGAACACTTCGCAAGAGAGGCGTAATGAAAATGGCGAGTTAGAAGTATTATGTCCGACTTGCGGCGGTTCGGGTACAATTACTTCTACGAAAACTGGCGACATCATTCAATGCCCTACGTGTAAGGGTACGGGATGGACGCAGCCAAGACGAAGATAAGCAAAGTTAAATGTTATCAAGTCCGAAAAGACGTTAAACTAATCGATAACACATTTCGCCGTCGGGCGTAAATCGAAAGGGGAAATAAATATGTTAAAAGACAAATGGTTGAAATTAGATTTGCAAACATTCTCGGATAATCCGGAAGGCGCCGAAGATATAACGGATAAAGATTCGACGAATGAAGAGGGCGGAGCTAATGATTCGTCTACGGGGACGCAAAATACCGACACAAGTTCCGACAATACGGCAAGTCAAAAGATTCCATACGACCGTTTCAAAGCTAAGGTTGATGAAGCTAACGCATTAAAGGCTAAGTTGGACGCAATCGAAGCGGAAAAAGAAGCGGAAAAAACGAAGCAGCTAGAAGAGCAGAACGAGTACAAGACGCTATATGAGCAAGCTATTGCGCAAGTAGCAGAATTTAAGCAAGAGGCGGTAAATACGAAGAAACGAAGCCTATTGCAGCAAGTAGGATATAACGACGAGCAGGTCGCGCAATTACTTAAACTAGTGGACGGAGATTCTGATGATGCTATTGCGTTATCGGTTGAAACGATTAAGGCGACGTTTCCGGTCAAGCCGGCATACGTTGATCCTAGCGTTGATAACGGCATGAAACAGAAGCCTGCGACTAAGGATGCGACTGACTTAGGGCGCTCGTTATATGAAAGATTACGAGGTAAAAAGGGCGAATAAGCCCAAACAAATATAAGGAGGAAATAATAAATGGCTTACACTTTAAAGCAAACAAGCACAGATTTTGTTGGCGGTAAGAATATTTTAGCTTCCGAACACGTTCAATACGTACACGGAGGCGCTACTTTAGACGGAGAGAAGTTTCCGGCGGGATTAATCGAGGTGGGAACTTTAATTGCTCGCAATAAAACTACGGGCAAATATGAGCCGTTTGAAGAGGCGTTTTTAGGCGAAGATGAGAGCGCATCTACTCACGATAATTGCTCTATCCTTAACGAAAATCACAATCACGACGGAGAGACTGACGCTGTTACGGGCGCTGTTATTATTGTCGGATCGGTATATGAGGCGAAGTTACCTGTAACTGTTCCGGAAAACTTTAAGAAAGCTAACCCTAACATTTTCTACGTAACGCATATCGCTGGTACTCCCTAATACGCCCGCGGCAATAGGGGACGCGGTCATTGGATTAAACTTCATAGTAGCGGGGAGTGAGTAATAATGGCGAGCAAAGAAGCATTAAAGCAGATGTTTTCCGACGGCATGAAGCCTACTGGCGATGATTTCTCGCAATTAATTGATGGGGTCAAAGGTCCGCAAGGAAATCCTGGCGCGGACGGCAAGGACGGATTTGGTACGGAAGCACAATATAACGATATTATTGCAAGACTAGAAGCGTTAGAAGGCGCTGAATAAAAAATAAACGAAAATACTTATAAAGGAGACGATTATTTTGGCAGGAATCACGCATTTAGAAGAATTTAGCAAACCGTCACTACGAGCGTTAGTTGACGAGACTGTTAAGAATCAAACACCATCAGTTATCGACCAATACGTAGGAAACGAGGTTACTTACGATACTAAGTTCGCATATGATATTATTAAGCGCTCTAATCACATCGCAGCGATGATTGGATTAGGTGCGGAAAAGCCAGTAGTAGACCGTCACGCAACGGCTACTAGAATGGGCGAAATTGCTCACTTTGGACTTAAAGACGTTGTTACAGTCGAAGAGTTGTACGCACTAAACCAAGCTCGTAATGGCGGAGAAAAGAACGCTATGGTAGACAAATTAGTCAACCGTTCTATCGACTTAGTTGAATGGTTACAACTTCGCATTAATGTTGAAAAGGTTAAGGCGGTAGCATTAGGAGTTAACGAATATAATAAGAATGGCGTTAAGATTGCGCTAGACTACGGTATTCCTACGGAGCATAAGAAAGCATTAACATCGGGCAACGACTGGGACGAAACTGACCGCGACGTTATCGGCGACTTACTTGCTTGGGACGAGCAGTACCGCGAGACTAACGGACAATCTGCTGACGCTATCTTAATGACGCGTCAAGCGCTATCTAAGCTAACTAAGAACGAATTGATTATCGCAGAGAGTGGACGTCCTACTGGCGCTATTCGCGTAAGCGAGGCGGAAGTTCAGAACGTATTAGCTTCTTACGGATTACCGAAGATTGAAATTATCGACGAAACTTCCGTAACGGTTAAAGATATTTATACGGGCGATAACGAGACAATCGAAATCTTCCCTGTAAATCGTGTAGTGTTTATCGCTAAAGGCGTTGGAAACTTCTTAACTGGTCCAAACCCTGATTCGCAAAACTTTGAGCCAGTTGCTACGTTAGACGCGTATGACGAGCGTACTCCTAGACGTTCTATTATCGAGGTTGCGCAGTCAGGATTCGCAGTATTAGATAATCCTAACTTACTATTGCACGCTGACGTATTTACTGTATAAGGAGACGGGAATTAATGGCGGACAAGAAAGTTAAAGTTGAAGTTATTGGAGCGGAGGTTGACGGCAATCCGGTAGGCTCAATGATTGAGATTGCTGAAAAGAGCGCTAATTCATTAGAGAAGCGTGGCTATGTAAAATACGTAGCCGACGTTGCTCCTAAAAAGGCAGCGCCTAAAAAGACTAAGCCTGCTCCTAAAAAGAAGGAAAAGACGGACGACAAATAACGAATAAGGAGGCGGAGTGATTGAAAAGTTATGGCGATTTAGAAACGAGTTTATTGCGAAGATTTAAAGACGTTCCTGCTATTGAGGCGGAGGATGTGCGAGAGTGGTTGGACGCCGCTTATGGCGTGCATGACTTGAGTAAGAATACGCCTTTATCGGAAGCTAACGCCTCCTTAGCGTTATTATACGCGGAGGCTACGGGCGCATCCGCAATAGCAATTAGAACGGCGCATTACTTCTCTGTCGTTGATAAAGACGAGTCTATCGATAAGTCAGGCATTGCCGGCGAGTATCGCAGACTTTCTGAAGTCTTGTGGCGAAATTACCGCAGAGCAAAAGAAGAGCTTAGACCGTTTTCTGGCGGATCTGCTATGCACTTCATGAGGCGGGTAGATAGATAATGGCGCTTAGCGAGAATGAAATTAACGAAAGAATTGACGAGCATCAGGCGAAAGTATTGCGCGATTCAACGGCGGCGTCCGATAGAATTACCGCAGAAATTGATCGCATAAGAAAGCAAATAAACGGCATACTCGCAGATAACTCGGAAGAGGACGGTAAGGTTGCCGAAAGAAAAATACGCGAATTACTTAAAGAGTTGGATGGACTTGAGGACGAATTATATGACGAGATAGAGGCGGGCATAGTTCGCGAAGTTGAAAAGTCAGTCGATTCGTCTACGAAGTTCCTCGTAGGCTTGTTAGTAGGTGCGGTTGGAATATCCGCAATCACTGGCGGAAAGCCTAAAGAAAGCTCGCTAAGTAAGCAAATTGCAAAGGACGTTCTAAACGATACGCACGGAGGTATTCGCTTAAATAGGCGCATAAAAGCCGTTACAGGGCTATTCAGAGACGCCATGCAAAGCGAGATACGCTACGGAATAAGGCTCGGCGAGTCGGCGACAACAATCGCTAGACGCGTTAAGCGTGCCGTAGATAAACTTATGTGGCAAGTTAAGCGAATCGTTACAACGGAGATTCCTAAAGCATTCCGAGTTGCTACGGCGTATATTGGAAATAAATTAGGCGTAATTAAGGCGATAAAGATTATTGATAATAGAGGGCGTCATAGATACCACGAACACCATGAATGTTATCGCCTAGCAGAGCAGAATCCGTATGGTTGGGGAAAGGGCGTATACAAGACGACTGATACGTACATCTATTCGCCGCATCCTCAATGCTCCGCATATTATCACTACGTGTTAAAAGACGAATATAAAGGCGAAGGGAGACGATAACCTTGTTGACTAAAGGCGATATTGATTTTATTAAATCCG